GACGAACTCTCCGAGAGCCCTTGATCCTGCTGAAAGCCCTTGAAGGAACCCGACCGGGGCAGCGGATTTTACGAACTCACCGGCCATCTCCATTCCACCCGTCTTCCCTTCGGCTGCGCCTCCTGCCACACCTGCTCCGCCGGCAGCGAGGATGGTCTTGATGGGGGCACGGCTGATGAGCGGAGCAGCACCACGGATCGTCGCGCCGGCGATTTCTCCGGGTCGATACTCTTTGTCCTCGGCCACACTTTCGACGGTCTGCGCGCCGGCTTCTCCTAGTCCAGCGGCTCCGCCCGTGATTGCTGCGGTTCTGGCAAGAGCTGAGAGTCCACCGACCGGCCCCGTGGCCAACCCAGCGGCAAGCGGGACGCCGTAGCGGAGAGCGGCCTTTCCAATGGTCTTTTCGACTTCTGGGGGCAAAGGCCCTCCGCCGCCACGCAGCTCACGCATGAGTTGCCTGCGCGTCTTTCGCAAAATCTCGTCTTTCTCCTCTTCCGTAAGCTGCGGCTCTGCCGCTTGAGAACCGGCAAGTTTAGCTTCGAGTTGGGCCAATTCGGCCTCTTCAGCAGCGGTAAGTGGCATACGAATAAATTACTGTTGAGCCCTCTTCTGTTGGAGCTGCCTGAGTCTTGCGGACTCCTCGTTCGACAACCCTTTGCGAGTCCCACCCAGATTCCCAAAGTTGAGCTGCTCACGAGTCGTGAGCCATTTTTGGCGGGCGTCTTGAACAGTCTTCTCGAGTTCCGCAGGCACCTGGATGCCGAACTGTTTGTAGTCCTCGTTGACCACATCGCGGCTGAATACTCCGTCGAGGAACTGAACCATGCGCGGCAGGAAGTTGGCTTTGCTTGGATCACCAAATCCAGTCTTTGCAGATTCTTGTTCTCCTTGTGTAAGCGAAGCCCCAAAGATGTCTTTACGTTTGCCTTGAACAACGGCCTCGAACTGCTGAACGATGTCGTTGATGGTTCTGAGTCGAGAATCCTCGGCTCCGTACTTGTTTTTGATTCCGCGAAACCAGCTTTGGAATCCGTTGAAGTTTTCCTGAGAAACCTTCGCTAGGTTCTCGGATCCAGCCAGCGACGACAGAGATGTCGCAAGGTTTTGCGCCCCACCGAGCATCTCCCGGTATTTGACCAGCGATTCGCGTTCCTTTGGCGTAGGAGCCTGAGTGACACCTGCAATCATGCGATTGCGAGCATCTTTCTTGGCATCTGCCGGAAGTTTGTAGAACAGAGTCTTGAGCTTGGCTTGATCGGGCGTGTCTTTTGCTGCCTCGGCATTGAACTCATCGATTGCAGATGTGGCGAGTTCCATGTTTTTGGACTCAGCGGTTTGCTCAAGCTCTTTCCTTCCAAGAGCCATCATGGTTTTTGCCAAAACAGGAGCCACATTTCCGATGGTCTCAGGAGTGTATCCCTTGAACGCCTTGAGATCAGGATTTGAGGCATACATGTCAGTCAATGCCTCAACATCTGATTGCTGCCTCAACTGCATCGGAATCCTGCTTTGGCTCTCCATGCGGAGACGCTCAAGCTGGCCTCGGAGTTCTCCGGTGGGCGCGCCGGCGCGAGGAGTCGCTCCGAATCCACGAATCTCGTCCTCAATCTTTTTACCTTGGATTTGCTCTTCAAGAGCAGCCGCAGCCTTCCTCTTGGCAAACTCTTGCTCTCCACGCAGGGCACCAGCCTTGAATGTTGGATCGGATTCGTAAGGCGAAGGACCGACAGATTGACCTATGCCGTAGATGTATCCCTCATCCTCGATGATTTGCTTCTGGAGCCGCTTCTTCTGGAAGTCGGCCATCCTCTCCTCGAACGTAGCTCCCTCAAGCTGTCCAACGCCCTGCTGGATCGCGTTGATCATCAACTGTCGCTCAAGGGCTCGTTGCTCGTCACGCTTCTGAAGATCCTCTTGAAGCAGAGCCCTGCGAGCGGCCCGCTGCTGACGGATCTGCTCGTTGGTCCCGGTGAGTTCGCCGGCAATTCCTCCGGTAAGCATCGACAACCCCTTGAGTAACGGGTTGATCCGCTGCGTGGCCTGCTGTTCTAGATTTCCAAATTGAGGAGTAGCCATTTACTTCATCCTTTCAAACATCCGTTGTTCTTCGAGAAGCGACTGTTTTGCGTAGCGCGGGCCGAGGCTCCGCATGGCGGCTTCGAGGATCAGCTCGGGATCGTAGTTGATGTCTCGGAAGATGCCGGGAGCGAGCCGTTCGACCGCCCGACGCATGGGTGACTCGATGGTGGTCGGCCTCAACGTTGGAACAACCGGGACACCAGGTGTTGCTGTAGGAACCGATGTGGTTGTCCTTGCCGGCTCGTTGAACTGGAACTCGGAAATCGGAAACGGGTCATACTTGATCGGTTCCAGAATGACGCGAGCGGGAACATATTCGCTGGTTTCCTTTGGCGTCTCGGTCCCAGGAGTGACCGCGGTCGGAGTCTGGTTGAGCAGAAGCTCATCCATCTGTTTTGGAGTGAGCTGTTCGACCCGTATGTCTGGAGCCCCACCACCGGTCCCTGCTACTGGAGCTGGAGAGATGGTTTCCTTGTCATCCTTTACGGTTCCAATGACGTTGTACCTGTCTTCGGTTTTCGGATCGAGAGGTCCACCGATGTTTGCTGCCGCGACCTTTGGTTGTTCCGGGGTGAATCTGGTAACCGCAGGTGCGGCGGCAAATGATGCCGGGCTGGCGAGCGAAGGCGTGGGAGCAGGAGCCTGAGGCATCTGGAGTGTCGCCAAGCCCGCGTTGAGATTTGGAGGAACGTCAATCCTAACCGGAGGAGTCGGAGCGGCGTAGGCAATGCGTTCCAGATCGCTGATCGCCGGCCCATGATCCTGAGGAGGCTGCAACGTGGCCAACCCCGTGGACAGATCGATGGGGTATCGACCAAGCACTTCCGCGCTCGGGGTGAACCCAAGCTCGGACGCCTCTCCACCCTCGGGAAACAAGAAGTAGCTGTCCAGCGGTTCGGCCATAGATCAGGACTTTGGAATCAAGCTCTTGATCCGAGAGAGCATCCAGTTGGCCACCAGCTTCTTGGCCTTAGGCTTGTCCTTGATCCACTTGGCGAACTTCTCGGCATTGCTGTCGTAGAAGCTCTTGAACCAAACAGGGGCAACCAGTTCCTTCCAGAAGAAGAACGCCTCCCACTGATCAGGGATACACTCACGAGCCACATAGCAGATTCCACCAGCGAAAGCTCCAAACGATTGACCAAGGTTTTCGATGCCTCCGGTAACCCCCTTAAACACTGCAAGGGGACTGTTGGCCTGCGATGCTTGGAAAGCGTTCTGGGCGTTCTGCAACGCGAAGCCGGTTCCAAGCTGTGCGAGCTGACCCGGACCTGCCTGCTGCATTCCTTGGATGAGCTGGGGAGGAGCGAACGGAGATGCGCCCTGCTGAAGTCCGGGGAGCTGAGCGGCCTGCGAGACAATCGGCTGGAGACCAAGAGCAGACTGGATGTTGGCGATGTTCTGCTGCTGGGTGCCCTGACGCTGCTGCTGCGAGGCCATCTGGCCCGCGAAGGTCTGCTGCTGGGCGGTATTCCGTTGGCCAGTAGCGGCGAGGATGTTCTGGAACGACTCCTGCGCCTGCCGATTGGCGACATCGCTGGTCGTCTGGCCAGACTGAAGCAGGCTCATGGCCTGAGCCCTGCGCTGCATGTCCGCGTTGGCAATGGCCTCGCTGACGGCACGAGCCTCGCGGAAGGACTGGATGTCGCTCAGTGCGGCACCCGTGGTAGTGCCACGGGCTCGAACGGCTTGCTGAGCAGCGCGGATGAGCGCGGGATCTGCGGTTCCGGCCTGAGCGAGACCGGCGGAGATCTGACGCTCAAGATTGGAGCGGATCCGCTGCGCTTCACCGACATCTTGGGGAGCGGAAGGAATCCCTACCTGCTCGTACCGAGGAGCTTCGATCTGATCCTGCGCGATGGGGCGTTGACCGATGTCCTTGAGGAACGTCTCGTAGAGTCCGTACCTGGTAGGATCAAGAGCTTGAAGCTCTGATCGGCGTTGCATCGCCGTTGCCTCTCCAAGGGTTGGTCCGCCTGGGGAAACCCTTTGCTGAGACGCTTCGTACTGGGCGCGAGCCTGCTCAGGGGCCATCTCGGCCAGAGCCCTTCCGATTGCCCTCGTCTGAGCAATGTCGGACATCGGACCGAAATCAACGGTCTTGAACTGTCCGGTTGCTTTCCCGTCTTGATAGACAGGAACATCGACCTTTGCGCCGATTCTAGACGCGGCTTCAATTTGGCGGATCAGCGGAAATGTTTCCGCCTGTGCCATGACCGCTTCCCGGTTCGCAGCAGCGTAATCAGGTGCCCTGTAATCTCCTCCCATAGCAAATCCTATCGTTCATCAACAGTTTGAAGTACCGCTCGAAATCGTACAAACGCGAAACGCCCGTGTAGACGTTGGTTCCGCCCATCTTGGTAACGTTGGCGGAACACCGCGCTTTCATGGCCAGCCAGAGTGTCTGGACCGCCATCGGCTTGCTGGTCACAACCACCTCGATCCAAGCGATATGACCGTTCGGATCATCGTTGTAGATGTCCTTGGATTCCTCGATGGAGTTGAGGAACCGGACGGCACCTACGCCAACGCATTCGTCGCCATCCATGACGATGCCGATCTGTCGCTTGGCATTGAAGATGCCGATCCAGTTGAGCAACTCGTCATTGTTCCATGTGGAACAAGTGGGCCACTTCTCCTTCAGCAGCTTGGCCGCTGAGATGATTGTGGGATGAGCGTTCACTGTTGGGGTCGAACGGAATCAACGAACCCTGACAGGATGGTGGACTGTAGGCAAAGTCTTCCGCCCGAGTTGGTGTTCACCTTGAACTGGATGGTGTTCCAGCGGCCCTTGCTGATCAGGTTGTAGGCTTTGAGGAACTTCTGCGAAGCCGTGATGTTCAAGGCTGGATCGATGGTCGAGAATGTCCCGCTCATGTCCTTGGCGTAGGAGACGCTCACCGGAACATTCTGCGTGGTGTACGGGTTGTCGAACGCGAGCTGGACGCTGTACCCGATCTTGTCGGGGATCGGCTCGTTGAGGTTGTACGCCTTGGTGATGACGCTCGACTCGTAGGTTGCACCGCCGTCGAGGTATGCGGACGTAGCGACCGGTGAGAGCCGGGTGTTGGGCAGGTAATCGTTGAAGGACCAGACCTGGCCGGATGCTGCCGACACGGAGATGATGTCGCCTGCGAACATGAGTACTGGACCGAACTCCGAGAATGAAGTTGGGATGAAGTCGTTGACGATCCAGTTGTCCCAGTAACCGAGCCAAGAGCGGGCCAGCGAGTGATAGACGATGACGGCGTTGTTCTCGTTCAGTGCGCCTTCGAGAGATACTTGGACGGAGTTCTCGGTGAGCAGTGCGCTCTCGTTTTCGGTTCCCAGAATGTACGGGTCTTCTTGGACGAACGGAACGGCCAGCAGGTAGCGGTTGTTCCAGAATGTTCCGTCGCAGAGATCGAGCTTGGTCTTGTTGATGCGGCTGATCAGGTCGTTGATGGGCGACGAGAGGGCGAGGCCGACGCTGGTCTGTGTGCCGGCTTGGATTTGCTGAAGCGACCGGATGCCGTCACGAGACAGGAAGAAGACATCTGGTCCGACGGCGGCGATGGATCGGTGCGACGAGCATCCGATGTTGCCGCTGACGAGTGTGACCTGCCAATCGGCTGGGTCTTGGTTTGGGTCTGCGTCCACGGTCCAGATTGACCGTTCCTTGAACACGAGGAGTCGGAACCCGAACCAAGAGTAGAGGCCCTTGATGGGATCGCCATCGCCTCCGATGCGGATGGATCCGAGTGGATCCCATGATTCACCGTCGAGGATGTCCGAGAAGTAGAGGGTGTCTGGAGGCGTGGTCGTATCAGCGCTTGCGGCCCAAAGCCTGTTGGAATGGCTGATGAGGTAGATAGGCTTTGACGGTGGCGTGAGCGAGACGTAGGCGACTGCGTGGGCACCGCCGCCTCCGCTGATGTTCACCGAAGGAGCCGTGGTGTACCCGCTGCCCGGATTGATGATGTTGATGGCAACCAGGTTGCCGTCGTTTGCGACGATAGCCTCGGCGGTTGCGGTGGTTCCGCTTGGAGGCGGAGCAATGGTGACCGTGGGAACATTTGAAAGGTTGCTCCCTTGGTTGATGACATCGATGCGGCTGACTTTGCCTGCTGTGATCGATGAATTGACGTTGCCGGAACTGATGTATTTCAGCGACCCAACTCCGTCCGAATAGAAGAGCTTGTCGTTGAGTTGGGCGAAATAGACGTAATTACTGGACGAGCTGACGGTCGATCCTGCGATCTGAGAGTAGACTGTCGTTGGGGATCCCCAGTACAGGCTCTTGGTGGATGTGTCGTTGACCGCGATGACGAGACGTTCGGATGCTGCGGTGTCGAAGTAGAACCCGGAGAAAACCGTGGCGTTGATGGGAAGGTTTGATCCGTAGGAAGACGAGATCGTTTCCCAGTTTTCGACAATGTTCTCCCAGTTTCCGACGATGGGGTTGCCGGCAAGCGAGACTGTTCCCAAGCGTGTGACGATGTTTCCGAAATCGTCGTAGTCCATGTTGATGGCCGACTCCATGCTTGTGGCAGGGATGGCATCTGGACGGGTGGCCGAGATGACGCCGGTGCTGAACCCGCTGGTCCCGTCGAGGATCAGTTGGTCATCAAGAGCCTCTGATGCTTGGAATGGCATTACAGGATGTCTTGGAAGGTGTAGTCGTAGAGGCTGTCAGGGATGATGCGGCTGATCTGCTGCTGTTGGCCGCGCTCCATGTCCTTCATAATGGAGACCTGGGCAGCACCCTCTTGGAACTTGGCCTGCGCCTTCGCGTACTGGCGTGAGTATTCGAGGAGATCGCCTTCGGTGTAGGCCATCAATGCGTTCTCTACTCCGCGCAGCTCGAAGTCGCTGTCGTTGGAGATGGCCGTGGATTCTCCGAACTGGCGCATCTGGGACTGCTTCTTTCCCAGGATGAAGAGTGTCCCATCGGTGTTGGGGGTTGGGACGAGTTTGATGCGCGGGACGCCGGCTTCTCCGTAGGAAGCCCCGATGATCCGCACCCAGTTGACGAAGTTGTTGGGGGTGGACTTGCGGGAGTCCACGTTGTTCCAAGTATTTGGATCGAGCTGGAAGAACGAGACCCATTCTGCGGCAGGGATCTCGATGCCATCGGTTTCGCCGGTGACCGTGAATCGTGCGGCGACCGGGAAGTCGAGGAACATGTTGTACCCGGACCCGGAGGCGTAGGTGGCTGTGACGGTCTGGTCGAGGGTGACGAGTTCTGTGCCGTTGGTGACCGGTGTGGAGATGACTCCGAGAGTATCGTTCCAGAGGCACGAGTCCCAGATCATCGAGTAGCGACGGATGCAGAACTTGTTGGCCAGCGTGATGGTGGCCGAGTCTGTGAAGGACAGCTTGTCGCAAGCCGCTTGGGCTACTTCGGATGGTTTCATGCGAACTCGATCAATTCAAAGTGGACCTTGGCTTGGTACGTCGTGCCTGTCTGTCCAAAGTAGTATCCGCTTGGATTCTCAGCCACAACGACGGTCTGTGTTTGACCTGTGAGCCAGATCTTGAAGCTGTGAGTTGATTGGCTTGATGTGAACACGGATTCAACCAAGACATTCACAGGAGAAACGGCCGTGCTGTAGACGCCACCGACGGCGATGACGTTTGCTGGAGCCGAATACGGGTTTTCCACGATTCCGGCGTAGACGTATCCGGTGATTCCCATTCTGACCGGAATTGAAACCCTGATGATCGCCTTGTTCCCGATGTTCTTTGGGGTCCAAGTGTAAATCCAATCCGACCCCGATTCTTGTATTGCGGTTCCGACTCCTGTGGTCAGCGAAAGCGTTTGGCCTGCGGTTGTTGCGGTCTGGATGTCGTATGCGTACGCGAATCGGACCGGTGAAACAGCGGAGATGGTTGCAGTCTTGACCGCATTTGAAGCGGCCGAATCCCTGATGATTACGGTGTCGGCATTTACCGTAGTCGCTTTCGACGGCAGGTTGTTGATGGCGACTGTTCCTGCGGTGACGGTGAAAGAATCACCGGAAGCGTTTCCGATGGTGGTGTTGCCATTGACCGAAAGGTCACCGGTGATGGCTGTGTTGCCGGCGACATCGAGAGTGCCTGCGACGACGGTGTTGCCGCTGGCTGCTGCGACGGTGAACTTGGCGGCTCCGACCTCGAAGTTGCCGGTCGCATTGAGGGTTCCAGCGACCGCCGTGTTGCCTGTAGCTGCCGCGACCGTGAACTGGGTGCTGTTGACCGAGAAGTTGCCGGTCACTCCGAGGGTGGTCCCGACCGTGGCAGCACCGCTTGTTGAAAGGCTTGAGAGCGAGGTGGCACCGGTGACTCCAAGGGTTCCGAGGACGGAAGCATTTCCGCTCGTGGCATCGACGGTGAACTTGTTGGTGTTGACCGAGAAGTTGCCGCCAGACGAGAGGGTTCCAGGCACGGACAGGTTGCCCGTGAGCGTGGTGGCTCCACTGACGTTGAGTGTGCCTCCGATGACGGTGTTCCCGCTGGTGGTGAGCGTTGACAGGTTGGTTGCCCCGGTGACTGCGAGGGTGCCGGTGCTGGCCACTCCTGCGGAGGAGATCTGGAGCGCGGAATCGTTGCCGTTGCCATCGCTGATGGTTCGGAGCGATGCGGTCAGCGCGGCGTTGTCCGTCGTTTTGAGGAGCGACGTGTAGGTCGATGCTACGGTGCTTCCTGTGAGCGGTGTTCCCATATCAGGTTCGTAAACGGTTCTTGTAGGTGGATCTGATCCTCCACTGGTCCCTGTAGTTGCCAACGACATTCTTGGCGTCGGCCACGATGGGTGTGGTTTGCGAAGCGGCTATGACCGCTGCGGCGAGGTTCTCAGGGGAAAGCGGTGTGAATGGGCTGATGTCGCCGGCGAGGACGCCGATGGCGGTTGTGGACCCGGAATCGGTGAATGTGACTGTGGATCCGCCTGCCAGGTCGATGATGGCCCCGAGGGTGTCTGGACCGACGGTGAATGTGACCGTGGTATTTCCTGATCCGTTGATCGCTCCGGGCAGGGTGGCTGGGCCAACCGTGAATGTGACGGTGCAATCACCGGCTGCTGACGATATGAGTTCGAGCAGCGAAGGCCCGACGGTGAACGTGATTGTCGATGACCCGTTTGCCGCGACACCTCCCGCCAGATTGAGTGGGTCTACCGTGAAGCTGGCACCGATGTAGGTGTAGGCCGACATGGCTCCTCCTTGGTATGGGAGGTTCCATGATGATGGAGCGAGGTGGCCGTATGGGATGCCGGCCAGTTCTGAATTGATGCCTTCGCCGACGCTTTGATTCCTGAGGTCCGTGCGCCCCCACATGGAGCGCAGGGTGCCTGGGTCACCACCGCGTTGCCGCAGCGGTAGCTGGCACAGGATCGAAGTGTTCTGCTTGAGGGCCATGTATCATCCCCAACCGAACTCGACGGCTCCGTAGAAGTTGGTGTTGGCACCGGTGGCGGCTCCTGCGAAGTAGAGCCAGACGAGGCAGGCCCCATCGACGACGCGAGGCAGGCTTGGAAGCTGGTTGAGGAGATCGCGCTCGGCGGAAACGGAGGCCGTGGTGAGCGGGAGTGTCAGGAGCGGTTTGGCGAGGCAGAGGGCTCCTGTTCCGGTGTTGGCGGCGGAGAAGGTTACGCTGGCCACGGTGCTGACACCTGTGTCACCGGAAGCGAGCGGGAGGAATGGACCGTAGTTGTTGGCGGCTGTGCCGGAATGGCTGATGTGGCCAACGATTGCCGAAGCCGTCATGGAAACAGTCACGGGGAGCGAGCGACCGGATGTGGGCGTGGTGTTCGAGTAGCTGAGGCTGATGTTCTGTGCGGTGGCACCAGCGGCACTTGTCTGAACCCAGAACAAGCGGCATCCGGCTCCGTTGGTGTAGCGGAGGGATGGTGTTCCGGTGAGGGTTTGAGCGACAGCGGAGTTGTTGGAGATGCCCGGCCAATAGCCTTGCAGGTCCACGAGCATGAGCTGGGATGGGACGCCTGTGGCGACGGCGGTGACAGCTGAGACGTTGAGGATGTGCTTGGTATCGGTGCTGACGTTGCCGCCGTTCGGAAGCCCGAAGATCTGGGTGCCGTTGCCGGTAGTTTCGTCGCAAGTTCTCCAAGCGAGTGCGGTGCCGGCCCAAGCGTTGGCGATGGGAGTGCCGCCAAGGCCCGAGAAGTCGTACCATCGACCAGCGGTGTATGCGGCGGCACCGGTGATCTTGTTCCAATCGGATCGGAGAAACTTTCCGTTCGTCGTGATCTCGTTGACGAGATCGTCCATGGATGAGAAGCCCATTATCAGTTCCAGGTGAATTGCACGAACCCGCGAAGTGGCGCGAATGTCGTTGCGGTGTTGTTGAGTGCGATGAAGTTCAGATATGCGCCAGGTTGGATCTGCACACAGTTGGCCTTGCTTGTGAAGAACACGGTTTCCGCCTCTGTGTTCTGCTCGCGGATGAGGTGTGTTGCAAGCGGTTTGACCAAAACGATGTTGCAGAAGCCGCCCATGCTGGCGTTGCAGGTGACGGTTTGGATGCTTCGGATACCTTTGTCTCCGTTGGCGAGCGGGATGAACGGAGCGGCTGCACCTGCGACCAGCGTTGAGTTGGAGTTGTTGACGATGGTTCCGATGGTGCCGCTGAAGGTTATCCCGAAGGTGGTTGTCCTGTTGGATGTGCCTTCGCTGTTGGTGTAGGTGACGGTTACCGTTCCGTTTGAGACCATTGGAGCGGCCACAACGAAGTAGGCTCGGACGCCTTCACCGGATGTGTACCTGGTGAGACTGAGTGAGTTGGTCATGTCCTGCGGATCGAGCGAATCCATGTCGATCAGCGGATAGAACATGAGGTAGTCGGCCAGTAGCAGGGTCAATGGGACCGATGCTGTGGATGTGCCTGCTGAGAGTGCGAAGAGGTGTTTGGTCTGGCCTGCTGATGGAGTTGGCCCGAGGTAGATGCCTTGGTTTGATTGACCCGTGATCGGAGTCGATTCGTACTGTGAACCGACGTAGGCTTGGTACACGGGTGTACCTGCACCTACGGCAGCATCGTACCATCGTGAAGCGGTTCCGAATGGAACGCTTGTCTTGAAGAAGAATGACTGCCAGTTCGCTGCTTCAGCGAGTGGCATTATTCCGGTGAAACCCATGAGTCAGGCTCTGGTTCTGGGTTTCTTGGGACTAGATCAGCTTGTGGAACGCCGTCTGGATGTTCCCCGCAGACGTGATAGGAGGGGTTGTCATCGAGCGGCCACAACTGCCGCAAGCAATGGGGGCAGAAGTAGTCCACATGATCAATCGACGGTGACGGTGAGGGCTGATGCGGCGAACTGCGGCTGGATGCCGTTGGAAACTGAGAGGGAGGAGGTGAGTGCGCCCTTGAAGAGGAGGTTGCCTGCGCCGGATCCGCTGTCGGTGCCGATGCCGAAGTGGGTCAGGGTGTTGCTGCCGCCGGTGCATTGAGCGAACTGGACGAGGGCGGCGTTGCTGATGGTGGAACTGGTGAGGGTCCAGCCGGAACCGGAGCGAACGACGCCGACTCTGGCGTAGCCTGTGTAGGTGGCCTCGTTGGTGTTCTGGCTTCCGGCTTCTCCGGGGTCAGCGGTGTGAAGGCTGATGTAGAACGAGCCTGCGACGGAGGATCCCTGTAGGCCACCGGTGTTGCCGATGTGCCCCCAGTTGTTGTTGATGAAGATGAGGTTGAGGAGATCCGCCTCGGCGGCGTTGGTCATTGACATAGCGTTGGAATCACTTGGTTTTTGGAAGTGCGTACCATCCTGCTGGCAGAGTCACCGTCGATG